CTCGCGGTCGTGGTGGATTAACAGCCAATCCAGATGGTAGCGTGTCTTTCCATTGTTTCAACTGTAATTTCAAAGCCAGCTATCAACCTGGACGACACTTAACATTCAAATTCCGTAAATTACTAAAATGGTTAGGTGCTGATGATACAGATATAAAACGATTAGTTATTGAAGCCATCCGTGTCAGAGAATTAGTCGCTCCAGAAGAAGTAAAAGCAGAAGCTGAAGAAGAAAAGATTGATTTCAAAGTTCGTGACTTACCAGAAGATGCAGAGAATTTGGTCGCACTAGATTATGTCCACCCAGCATTGGAATATTGCGTGGCACGCAAAATTGACATAGCCAAATATCAGTTTTACGCAACTCGTCAAGCGCAATATAATCTACACAAGAGAATCATCATACCGTTCGTCTGGCAAGGTAAGACGCTTGGTTATACTGCCAGAGCTATCGAAGATAATGTTAAACCAAAATATCACAGCAACTATGAACCAAACTTTGTGTTTAACATCAACAATCAACAGGTAGACAGCAAGTTTGTCATAGTCTGTGAAGGACCGTTTGATGCTATGAGCATAGATGGTGTAGCGGTATTGAACAATGAATGCAATGAAACCCAAGCAGACATTATCGAAAGTCTAGGTAAGGAAGTGATCGTGGTAGCAGATCGGGATCGGGCTGGTGCTAAAATGATTAATAATGCTATTGAGTATGGATGGAGTGTTAGCTACCCCGTATGGTTAGAAACTTGTAAAGATGTAAATGAAGCAGTGGTAAAATATGGCAAGTTGTTTGTGCTGAAAACCATCTTAGACAGCAAGCAGACGAGTAAACTCAAGATCGAATTAATGAAAAAGAAACTGTATAATTAATAGTATGTCAATTAATATTGCAATTCTTAATGTTCCTTGTACGTTATCTAAAGTACCTCATGTAGCACCGGCTCTATTAAAAGGTAGTTTAGTGTCTGCTGGATTTACAGTTAAGACTATAGATTTTAATATTAAATTTTTTAATGAATTACAAAATCATATATATTTTAATGATTTTCAAACTTATTTTTTAGAGAATGTCATTGATGCAGATAAGAAAGTTTATCTATTAGAAATAATTGATCGATGGGTAGATGATGTTTTAGAAACAGATCCAGAATGGATAGGCATCAGTGTGTTTACCTATCAATGTAGAGTATCTACCAAACACTTTTGCGAAATAATCCGCCAAAAAAATCCAAATATAAAAATAGTATTAGGTGGCCAAGGTCTGAGTCAAGGTGGCATTAATGGGATTAATGCATTTCCGATTGAATTACAAGAAAAAAATCTAATAGATTATTATATTAAAAGTGAAGGCGAGATAACCTTAGTTGATCTGTTGAAAGGTAATACTACTAGGAAAGGGATAAACACTAACGATTTTGAGCAAGTAGATGATCTAGATGAATTATCTTATCCAGACTACAGCGATTATGATTTTTCAGAATACGAGTTTAAATGGCTTGCTATCACGGGTAGTAGAGGGTGTGTTCGTAAATGTACTTTCTGTGATATACACCAACATTGGGAATATAGATATCGAAAAGGGTCAAATATTTTTAAGGAAATGAAAACACTCAGCGAGAGATACGCTGTCAATGATTTTGTTTTTACTGATAGTTTAGTTAATGGTAATCTTAAAGAGTTTAGGAATTTTCTAGCAGCGTTAGCAGAACATAACAGCCAGACTGATGAGAAAATCTCCTGGAGAGGACAGTATATCGTTAAACCCAAATCTGTAGATAATCCACAGCATTGGGATTTGATGAAACGATCTGATTGTAAAGAAATCTGGATAGGTGTTGAATCTGGTAGCGAACGCTTACGCAAGGAAATGCAAAAAGGATTTACTGATGAGGATTTGTATAATGCGATAGAACAAAGTGCGGCTCATGGTATTTCGTCAAGATTGCTGATGTTTGTGGGATATCCTACAGAATCAATCGATGATTTTGAGAAAACATTAGATTTAATAAAAAAGTATAAACACTTGGCTAAAACTTTTATCAGTTCAATATCTATATCTGATACAGTAAGTATACTTCCAGGCACTCCATTGTATAATTCGGCAGACAAATATGATATCATCTTAGATGACAAGTATGAGAATAATTGGTTAAATTTAAATTATCCTGAATTAGATCTCAATGAAAGAATACGTAGAGTTGAAGTAGCAAGAAAATTAATTGAAGAGCTAGGATATCTAGGGCTAGTAGATGGATCACACAATCTTAACGAATTTTTAACCACCCATGCTAAAATTTTTGAGACTAGATTAAAAATTAAAAAAATAGTTTGGATGAAACAACAGAATAATGAGCAAAGCCAAGATTGAACTTATGAAAAAGAAACTGTATAATTAAATATATGAGCAAAGAATATTCCCCAGAACTACAGAAACTATTTTTAGAAATGATGCTAGAAGACGCACAGAGTTATGTGCGGGTTCAAAACATCTATAATCCAGAAAACTTTGATCGTAGTCTACGTGAAGTGGCTAAGTTTATCAAGTCACACACAGATGATCATAAAGCCATGCCCACACATGAGCAGGTCAAGGCAGTCACAGGTGTTGATCTTAAACGTGTGCCAGACCTAACAGAAGATCACTACAGTTGGTTCATGCAGGAGTTTGAGGGTTTTACTCGCCGTAATGAACTTGAACGTGCGATCCTTAAATCAGCAGACTTATTAGAAAAAGGTGACTATGATCCTGTAGAAAAGCTAATCAAAGATGCAGTTCAAATATCATTAACTAAAGATATGGGTACAGATTATTTCTTAGATCCACGTGCTAGATTATTGGCGATCAAGAGCAATAACGGACAAGTAAGCACTGGCTGGCCAACTTTAGATAAACGATTATTTGGTGGCATGAATCGCGGTGAGCTTAATATCTTTGCAGGTGGATCAGGTAGTGGTAAAAGTTTATTCATGCAGAACATAGCTATCAATTGGTGTACGCAAGGACTTAACGGTGTGTTCTTAACCTTAGAACTTAGTGAAGGTTTATGTGCCATGCGTATGGACAGTATGGTAGCCAACTGTAGCACCAAAGAAGTGTTCAAGGATCTCGACACAGTTGAAATGAAAGTCAAGATGGTAGGTAAAAAGTCAGGTGCCTTGCGTATTAAGTATATGCCAGCACAGTCAAATGTAAATCAAATCCGTAGTTATCTTAAGGAACTACAAGTACAAACAGGATTAAGAGTAGACTTTATCATGGTAGACTATTTAGATTTGGTCATGCCTGTTAGTGCTAAAGTCAGTCCAAATGACTTGTTTGTCAAAGACAAATATGTGTCAGAAGAACTGCGTAATCTATCCAAAGAACTTAACATCTTGATGATCACAGCAAGTCAACTTAATCGTGGAGCAGTAGAAGAGATTGAATTTGATCACAGTCATATCGCAGGTGGTCTAAGTAAGATCAACACAGCAGATAACGTGTTTGGTATCTTTACTTCTAGAGCTATGCGTGAACGTGGTCGCTATCAACTACAACTTATGAAAACTCGTAGTAGTTCAGGTGTAGGTATGAAAGTAGATCTAGAGTTTGATTTAGAAAGTTTAAGAATCACAGACCCAGGTGAAGAAGCACAAGAAAGCGGCCTACGTGGTGTTGGCGCAACTAATATCCTAAGTCAAATTAAAACCGGATCAACAGTAGCACCAAGCGAAGAATCAAAGATACAAGCTGGTGTAGATAGTAGCAAACTCAAGAGCATGTTGGCTGGTCTTAAGAATAATGCAGACTGAGTATAAAATCTTATGCACCGGAAATCCTAATGATTTTACAATAGCCCGTGCCATTAAACAGGTATTCCCGTCCGCTGACTTTGCATCGAGAGCCACAGGCTATGATTTACGTATGTGGGAACATTCTACTGAAGATTTCTTTAAAGAAAATATTGTAAAGTATAATGTTCTAATTAATAGTGCGTTTGTATCAGGTGGCGCCCAGCAAAAAATATTAGAAATTACTAATGATCTTTGGGAAACAGGCCATGTATTTAATATAGGTAGTACAGCAGAATATGAAGGTCGAAAAAGCTTCTTTCCGTTATATAGCATACAAAAACGTGCATTGAGAGATATGAGTTTAAGTATGTGTACGGCAAAATTTAAAACTACACATCTGACAGTTGGCGGGTTGAATGATAATAAACCCGAGAACGAATCTTATATGGATACTATTTATGTTGCTAATGCTATTAAATGGATATTAGAAAATGATGTAAATATTCCAATCATTGGCATCGAAAAACTATAATGCAATCTAAAAAATATTTCTGTTATGAGATTTATAAAAATCTCGCGATATGGTCACGTAATGGAGAAATTTCATACAACCCATGTTCGTATTTTGATGGATTTATAAAAACATCTGATAGATTGGATATATCAGAAGTTTGGAATGGCTCAGAACATCAACAATTAAAAAAATTAATAGAAACAGATCAGCCAATCCCCCAATGTCATAGATGCTATCATGAAGAACAACATGGTCTTGTAAGTAGACGATTAGCCTCTAAAAAACTATACGAGCAATATCGACACGATACTAATATCGAGTTATTGGGTCCGGAAAGTATTGACTATAGTGTTGGTAATTTATGTAATTTGAAATGTATTATATGTGGCCCAGACAACAGCACTGCGTGGATATCAGATTATCAACAGATGCATCCGCAGATAGATATCGTCAGATTTAAGCATGAAAAATTTAATCAAATTAAATTAGACAATCCTGCAATTTTATCAGAAATAAAAAATATACATTTTCATGGTGGTGGGGATCCTTTGTTATCCACGACTCATATAGATATATTAGAACAAATTAAATCGGTCAAAGATTTGGCAGACTTACGTATATTTTATAATGTCAATGGCACAGTAAAGGTGTCAGATCGAATATTAGAAATATGGAGTGAATGCCAACTAGTTGAATTGTACTTTAGCATCGACGACGTCGGTGAAAGGTTTGAATATCAACGCACGGGATCAAATTGGGAAGAATTAATAAATAATCTCAATTGGTATATTGATAATATGCCTGTAAATCATTTATTCTATATTAACTGCACATGGAGTTATTTAAATTTATATTATTTAAATGAGTTAGTTGATTGGCAACAATCTAGATTCAATGCTAATCGATTAGGAGACAATGTTAAGATAATATTTCAAAAGGCTATAGGCGACTGTGCTATCGATCATGCATCAGCTGAACTCAAATCTAAATTGATAGAAAAATTTAAAAGTCATCCAATGTTATTAGAATTAGTTAACTCTTTGAAAGAAAGTAATGATAATCATAGTAAATTTTTAGCATATATCAATGATCTTGACAAAATTAGAGGTACAAGTTTTAATAAATTGTGCCCAGAATTTGCGGCATTATTATCTTAATCTAATCGATAAATACTCTAAACCGGAGCAGAGATCTTGCAGAAACGCACACGTAGCCTACTCACTGAGCTAGACGAGTTATTAACACATAAAGACAAGGAAAACCTCCTAGAGTCACGTGCCAATAACATCATCAATGGTGCTATCAACCTCATCAATCATATACGTGAAAACTATGATATTGAAACTGCTACTAAACTTGAAAACCGTTTATTAAACGCTATTAAAGGCCAAGATCCTACTAAATTCTCTCGCGGTATTAGGAAGATCAAAGATGAAGATTAATGAAGTCGTAACAGAAGGACTTGGTCGTGGTTTATTAAAAACTGCCGCAGTTGTTGGTAAGATGTTTGATCCAGAAACAGGTGCTAAATTACAAAGTTACTATGCTCAATCAGACCCAAACTACAACAATTCTGATCCATCACAATCTCCAGAAGAGTTACAACAACAAATGAAAGCAATGAAAGAGAAAATGCGACCAACAGAAGTTACTACACGAACAGGGGTTAAGTTAGTAAAAACCAATGGTAAGTGGGTAAGGCAAGATGATAATACCGTTATAACGGACCCAACAGAAATTAAGAAAATAGAACAATTGGCCACTAATAAACAACAACTAGCAATAGCACGTGGATATACACCTAAATGAAATTATACGAAATAAAACGGCAAACTCCAGAGTTCTTGTTAACAGAAAGCAAGAACACACATCTTGAGCATCTTGAAGATCTAGTGTTCAATGCTGGCTATGCTGGGGCTATATCTGCCTTAGATTATATCGAAAGCCTACGCGGCATGTTGGCAGAAGGCACAGGCACTACAACTAAACTCACAGTCAAATGGGAC